GATCGGCGTCGACGGCAGAGTGAAACGCATGACCGATCCGTGCCACATGCGTGCGACGGGCGCCGGCCGGACCCGCGTCGCGACGCCGTCGGGGGACAACCGCAGCGTGAGGAGCATCTCGCCCTCCACGATAGGGCGCCGCGCCCCCGCGCCGGACGCGATGTTCGGGTCCGAGGCCGCCGGGTCGAACGCGGTGAGTTTCAACCCGCAGGTGGTCCCCGGAACGGGCGCGAGGGCGAGTCTGGACCACGGGAAGAGGGCCTCGACCACGACGTCCGTGCCGGAGGCGGAGGTGACTGTCTCGACGTGGCCCCCGTTGACCGTGACCGTGTTGCGGACCACCACCTGGGTGGACTCGCCGGCCTCGACGTCGAAGGGGAGCGTGATCGTGGTCTGGTTGAGGCCGGCGTCGTAGACGCTGCTGACCCCGGAGGACTCGTCGGAGACCCGGCGGTCCAGGTGGGTCACGTAGCTGGCCTCCTCGTCCACGGAGCCCTCGGCCACCCGGATCTTCTCCAGGAAGTAGCCCTCGGTCCGCTGGACGACCAGGTAGAGGTCATTCTCGATCCACCCGCCGCCCAGGACCGTGGCCGCCAGGCCGAAGGTCCACTGGCCCCAGGCCGACTGCACGCGCTCCCGGCCGCTCCAGGCCCACTTGAAGAGGTAGGTCTTCCCGTCCGTCGTGAAGACGGCCATGGCGTTCTCGAGCGTCGAGGCCTCCATGGAGTCCACGGCGCCGTCCACGAAGCGGGGGCAGGCCGCGGTGATCTCCGCCTCCCCGAAGCTGACCTCGGAGTCCTGGAAGATCTCCCGGAGCCCGCTGAAGGAGCCCCGGGGGAAGGCGTAGAAGACGCCCTGGCCGGCGGCCACGGGCTGGGCATCCTCGTAGGACTCCAGCTCCAGGACCGGCTGGATGCTGACCGTGGAGGGGCTGAGGACGGGCGTGCCGGAGAGCTGGAACTGGGTCCGGTCCGAGCTCACGATGAGCGTGTCGTTGTAGGGGACCGCGTGGCGCAGGATGGAGACCCGCGTGTGGCGGGCCTGGGCGTCGATGGGGTCGGAGTCCACCAGCCCGCCGGCCACCGTGGTGCGGAAGAAGTTGAAGGGCTGGTCCACCTCGGACATGATGACGCCCTGGTCGGCAAGGAAGCCGAGGCGGCCCTTGGCGAAGAAGACCTCGTTGATGGTGTTCCCCACGAAGGAGGGGTCCGGGTTGGTCGTCGTGTCGCCGACCGTCCGCTCCCCCCAGGTGATCGGGCCCCACTCGAAGTAGATGGCCAGGGCGGTGCCCGTGACCGTACCGACCTCGTCGTCCTGCTTCCGCACCAGCTGGTGGGGCATGGTGCCCGAGTCGAGCTGGTACTGGATGCCGTGGGGGGCAGACTCCACCCACTCCCCCTTGGTGAAGGCGGAAGCCCGCTGGGCCTGGAACTCCACGTAGTAGTCATCGGCCGAGGCGTCGGTGCCCTCCGTGATGCGGAGTCGGTAACCGTCTTGGGCGATGACGGGGAGCTCGGCCAGCGTGGGGGCGTCGTCCACGTAGACGTCGATGAGGGAGTCTCCCCGGGAGTCCGTCGCCGTCGCGCTCTCGAACTCGTCGGAGCTGGTGACGTAGAGGACCGAGCCGGCCCGGGAGGCGCTGAAGTTAGCGTCCCCGTCGATGGAGGTCCGCAGCCCGGCAGCGATGTCCGTGTCGGAGGCCGCGTCGTCTACCGAGGTGACCGTGGTGTACGTGAAGGCGTCGTCCGAGCCGGCCCCGTCGCGGCGGAAGGTCAGCCCGTAGTCCACCAGGTCGATGCCCCCCTGGCGGACGAAGGCCAGCGCATGGCCGACCGAGGCAGCCGCGGCCGTCGTGGCCGCGCTCATGGCCACCGTCTTGCGGCCGTTGACCACGATGGTCGTGTCGGAGACCGTGAGGGCCTTGAAGTCGCCCGCCTGGTTGCCGTAGCTGGCCGGGGTGACCTGGCCCTCCGTGAGCTGCGCGCCCCAGGCCCAGATGCTCTTGTCCTCGAAGGGGCCGGTGACGTCCATGACGGACACCTCCACCGCCCTCGTGTCCCCATTGAAGGTGTTGGCGGCGGCCGAGACGTCGAGACCGATCCAGCAGCGGTACCAGCCGTTGCCGATGGCCGTCACGCCCTGGGAGGCCCCGGCCGTCACCGAGCTCGTGGCGATGACGCCCGCCGTGACCGTGAAGACCGCCCGGTAGGTGGCGTTGGTCGGCGTGGTGTCGAGGAGGTTGAGCGTCAGGTGGGTGGCCGGGTCCGTCGCCGGGGCCTTGAAGTAGCAGGAGAAGACCTGCTTGTCGGCGAAGGTCGTGATGGTCTGCCGGTAGGTGCCGAGGGAGCCGGCCGGGTCGTCCAGCTGGAGGAGGGCCGCGGTCGTCGAGAGGCCCAGGGGGTCGGCCTCGGCGGAGCTTTGGGCGGCCAGGGCGCTCCCGGTCTCCGTCCAGTCGGCCGTGTCGAAGTCCTCCCCCGAGGTCACCAGGTTGGCGTTGCGCTCGAGGATGTAGCTGAAGTCGGCGGCCCCGCCGCCCGGGGCGTAGACCCCGTAGCTGGTCCCGTCCACGCCCCAGACCCGGACCTGGTCCGGCTGGATGAGGGCCACGTAGCGCTCCGTGGAGTCCCGGTTGATGACGTGGACCAGGCGCTCCGAGGGGAGCGTGTCGGTGCCGAGGAGGCCTACGTGCTGCGTCGGGGGCCGCTTCACCAGCCCGTCCACCAGGGAGGGGTAGGCGTTCACCATCGACGCCACCTGGGTGGGGAGGCGCTGGGCCGGCGGCTGCTGGCTCACGCCGCCCACGAGGTTGCGGACGGGGACGCGGGTGCGGACCATCAGGCCCTCCAGAAGCGCCAGGAGCTGCGCGGACGCCGGACGGCGTGGGGCTGCGTCTCCAGGTCGTTGGCGTCCTGGGAGCGGGCCTCGGCGCGGAGCAGGGCGGCCCTCTTCTCGGCCTCCTTGGTCTCGGTGCCACGGCGGGCCGAGCGGTCGGCCTGGAAGTTCTCCTGGTGCTCCCGAGCCGCCCGAGCCGCGACGTACTGTCGGACGACCTCGGGGAGCTCGGTGAAGTCCAGGAGCCGGACGAGGGTGACCTTGATGGCCGTGCCGGTGGGCCAGACGTAGGTCTGGTTGGCCAGGTCGTAGACCTTGCCGTCCCGGTAGATCGGGTCCGGGTGGTAGTCCCCGGAGGTGTGCGGGATGTTGCACGCCTCGATGTCCACGTCGCCCACGTTGGAGGGCAGCGTGATGAGGCCCCCGGAGTCGGGGACGAGGGGGACGTTGTACTCGGTGTTGAAGTGCCACCCCTCGGACTGCACGTCCCTGGAGACGGACTCAAGCGTGCCGAGGGCGATGCTGGCGTCCGGCGTCAGGCTGGCGCTGAGGCTGGTCACGGGGCGCTTGGAGCTGGCCCTGAGCACCTGGTTGACGGCGTCGAGCTTGGTCGTGGTCGTGGCCATAAGGAGGGGTAGGGTGTAGGAAAGGCTGCCCCGGGCAGGGGATACCGCTGTGACTCCCGGGGCAGCCGAGGGCCGGAGTGGAGACGGGCTCCGGCCCCCTTAGGACTAGGCGGTCTTGATCTCGATGAGACACTCGTTCCGCAGGTAGTTGTGGCCCTGGACGAAGGAGGCGACCATGAGCGTACCCTGGTACTCGACCTTGTACTGCATCTCCATCTTCATCCCCTTGAGGATGACGGAGGCAAGGCCTTCCTTCTGCATGGCCAGCGCCACGGTGTTGGTGTAGGTGCCGGAGGTGTCGTCACCCTCACCCGCGTCGGCCGTGAAGACGCCCGAGGAGCCGAGGTCGCGGAGCGCCAGCATGGCGTTGGAGGCGATGATCTTGATGCCCCCCGCTTCCTTGACGATGCCCTGGGCGAAGTTGCCGTTGCCCGAGCCGCTGATGTCGGTATTGACGAGGTCCGTCTGCTTGACCAGCGTCCAGTAGGCCTGGGGCGTGACGATGACGAAGCGGTCCGACTTGGGGACGTGCTTCTCGTCGAACTTCTGGGCGATCGTGTAGATCGTGTCCACGGCGCTGGAGCCGTTGGTCTCGAAGTCCGCGTCCGTGATGGCCTCACCGGCCACGCCGGAGCCCGTGATGCGGGCCGTGGTGTCGCGGGCGCCGAGGACGCCGATACGCATGAGGCGGAGGTCGTTCTCCCAGGCGAGGGCTTCGCCCAGCTGGGAGGCGTACTCCGACCGGATGTCGTAGTGGTTCTTGAGCTCGTCGACCTCGTCCACGAAGGTGGCGGCCAGGAGCTTGGAGTCGACCGTGACCACGCGCTCGTTGGCGTTGATCGTGGACAGGAGCGAGTTGGTCGGGTCGAGGATGTTCTCACCCGCCGAGTGGTACGCCGTGGTGGCGCGGCCGGTGCTCGGGAACTGGGCGGACTTGCCGTTCTGGATCGTCCGCTTCATACCGAGCGGGTCCATCACGGTGTGACGGTCGAACGAAGAGACGACCTCGCCGCCGAACTTCTTGAGGAAGATGGCGTCAGTCGAGCCGGAGGCATTGATCTGCCCCAACCGGCTTGCGGTGGTGTCGGTCATGGTGACCTTCTCCTAGGTGGGTGGTTGCTAATGGGAACTGCAACCCTTCCGTCCGCGGGTGCCGCGCTGGCGGGTGGTCCGGCCTTGGCCGGGCCCCGGCGGTTGTGCCGCTGCGGGCGGGTCGTCCAGGCTACGCCTGGGGCGGGGGCGGAGAGCCCCCGGTGGTCTTGACGAAGTCCTTGCGCGTCCTGTTGCGCCACAGGTTGAGGCCAAGGGTGGCCAGGGCGGCGGGGATGGTGCCGGCAGGGAGGTGGGCCAGGCCGTCCACGGCCGAGCCGGTGCGCTCCTCCACGTTGCGGGCGACCTGCCCGAGCTCGGCCAGGGCCTGCTCGAGGGTGGCCTGGGACTCCTGGACGTCCTCCTGGGTCACCACGGTCTTGGCCTCGAGGGCGACGAGGGAGTCCTGGACGGGCTCCAGGGCGTCCGAGACGGCCCGGAGGTCGGCGGCCGTGACGCAGGCCGGGGCCAGCGCCAGGGCGGCGAGAGCCAGGGCCCTCACAGTCGACCCGCCTTCATGCTGCGGTCGAACTTGAGCTCCTGCTCGTGGCGCCAGGAGGGGTCCCGGACCCACCGGGGGTCGCGCATGGCCTCCATCCACTCGGCCTCGGAGGAGAAGACCTCGCCCGAGCTGGGCGCGGCGCTGCCCTCGATGACTCGGGCCGGCTCTCCGCTGGCCTCGGCCCGGCGGGAGGCCAACGCCTGGACGGCGAAGCGGGCCATCTGGGGGGAGCCTTCGGCCAGGGCCGTGTTGACGGACTCGATCTCCTCGGCCGAGAGATTCTGGGTGGCCCACTCGTTGAGCTCCTGCCAGCCCTCCGGGCCCCCGATGGGCTCGAAGATGACCTGGTCGGCCTGGGCCGCCAGGGCCTGCTGACCGGAGACGAACATATCCACCGCGTCCTTGGCGAAGCCGCGGCGCTCCCACTCCAGGTAGGTCTCGGGGCGGAGGCCGCCGAGCTCGGAGACCTCCTGCGCCGTGCGGGCCTGGAGGGCGGCCACGGCGGCCTGGTCACCCCCGGGGGCCTCGGCCGGCTTCGGCTCCCCCTCCTGGCCCTCGGCCGGGGGCGGCGTACCGCCGGCCTTCAGCCGCGCTAGGTCGGCCAGGGCCTCCTCCACGCTGCCGTAGCCCTCGGGGAGGATGGGCTGCTGGGCCTCCGCCTGGCCCGCCTCGGGCTGGCCTACGACCTCCGGGGCCGGGCTCTCGGCCGGGCTGTCGCCGGGCTGGGGGACATCACTGGGGTCGATCTCGACGCTGACGGGCTCGTTCATTGGTCACCTTGGGACTGCTGGCCGGCCTGGCGGAGTGCCTCCGTGGCCAGGGGGGTCTGTGCTGCTTGCATGAGCTGGGCCTGCTGCTGCTCCTGCTGGAGCTGCTCGGCCGTCTTGAGGAGGCCTTCGACGTCCACGCCGGCGGCCACCAGGATGCGGGAGAGGGCGTCCCGGCCGTTGGTGAGGCCGGCGACGGCTTGGGGGCCGAGGACCTCCGTGGCCACGCCGAACGCCATGCGGAGGCGCTCCAGCTCCTGGCCGCGGGCGAGGGCTTCGATGCCCGTGACGATCTTGGGCTCGACGACGCCCTCGTCCATCTTGGGCAGGAGCTTGGCCGACCTCAGCCGGTCGATGACCAGCTTGACGATGGGCAGCTGGAACTCCTGGGTCAGGACGGAGAAGACCCCGCCCAGACCCTCTTCCAGCTCCTGGGCCAGTAAGCGAATCTCGGCCGCCGTGACCCGCTCACCGTTGCGCTGGACGCCGGAGTTGATGAGGAAGGCCTTGGACAGCTCGCGGGCCAGCTCCTGCCGCAGGTTGGCGGCGGTGCTGAAGTCGCCCTGCTTGTCCAGGCGGATGGCCGTCACGTCCTCGGCGTTGCCCGAGAGGTAGGCCCCGTTGGCGGCGCGGCGGAGGTCCGAGATGCGGGTGGCCCCGCCGGGGCGCACGGCCCACTTGACGTCGGCCGCGATGACCGAGCCCTGGACCAAGGCCCGGCTGAGGCCCTCCAGGGCCAGCAGGTCGCCGATGTTGTCCTCGACCACCCCCCGGCCGTAGCTCTCCCCGGGCACCTCGTTCATGCGGAGGACCAGCCAGGGGGACAGCTCCTCCTTGGCCTTGCCGTGGGAGCCCTTGATGACGCGGCCCTCCACCTCCTGGTGCCACTCGTGGTTGCCGTCGACCAGCCGGACGCCGGTGTAGACCATCACGGGCTGCTCGCGGCGCTCGCCCGGGAGCATCTCCAGGACGTCCGGGGGCAGCGCCGCGGGGGCCACGGACTCCTCGAGGACGATCCGCAGGACCTGGCCGGAGGGGGCCCGCTCCACCACGTACTGGGACAGGGTGTAGGCCCTCAGCCCCTTCTGGCGGCCCCTGGGGTACCGCAGGAGCACGTTGCCGGCGACCACGAGGTGGCGCATGGCCGTGAACACGGCGGCCCTGGGGACGCGGAGCTCGATCTCCCGGCGGATCTCCCGCTCCATGCGGCCCAGGGACTCCTCGGCCTCCCGCTCGGCATCGGGCCCGG